GTCCCGAATTCCTTGTTGTGCATATTGCATACAACAAGGCTCTATAGCGATAATGCGGGGACTCTTTAGCGTTTTTGGAACTGTAACAACCCTAACGGGCTGTTCTTGTTCCACTGGAACGAACGTTACTTTTTCGAGCTCCTCAGAATTGGATGGTAACCCAAGCGGGTAACCATTATCAATAGTGGGAAAATAAGGCTCGAGGCGTTCATGCCAGAACTGCCAGGAGTATTTCCGATTTCCAGAAATACCTTCAGCAGTGGCACCAGGACCGTGTTTGGGAATACAGTTGTTGGGATGAATTCCCACCAAAGTATTATCCCAAAGTACAGAAGCAACAGCGATAAATTCGCTGCGCGCTTCTTGTGGTACCTCAAACGCTTGAAGAGAAAGCTCAGTGTTGGCGAACTGCGCAAGAGCGGCTGCAATTCTTTTGGAAGTGCAGTCGACCTCAATTTTCTTGAAGGAAAGGCAAATCTGCCTAACCGATTCAATAATTGTAGGGGTGTCTTGTGAAAGTTCATCGTAAATCCTCCCAGTCTCATGGTTGAAAATTTGACTGATCATACCTCGCAAAAATGCGGGGATTGATCCATGCTTCCTAAAACCTTGGAAGGATGTTGAGTCAATATACCCATTTGCAATACTTCTTTCGAAGTCAGAGCAAAATTTGGGTAGGGATATCGTTAAAAACGAAAACCCCTCTTTTTCAACCCGTGATCTTAAAGTTCCAAGGTCACGTAAATCAGAGACATCAGCGATGCACTTGGTGCAAGCATCTATATAGATAACTTCCACCAACTCCATATGGTCACTTACGTTGCTTTTCAAGTTGCCTCCAGTATCTGGGGGTCGACTTCAAGCCACGTAGTCTGCAAAACTGATGCCACAAATGGCATCAATTAAGTTGCCAAAAGGTAAGCGCATAGAAAGCATAGGGTCCATGTGATCAGGATAACCATAAAGGCTACACCGATCATATTCGCCCACTCGTGGCCGCGAGTCATTAAGACTCCCGTCCAAAGAGCTTTCCGCTTGCCGTAGTGTCTAGCCAGGTCTTAAGACCGGCTATTAGCTGATCTACTTGCGTTTGAGAAAACCCGAAATCGGGTCTATCAAAAACAAAGTAGAAGCTGAGTGTCTCATAATCGTTCACAGCTGTGAGCGGGTCTGCGACAACAGCCTTCTGGTCGATCCGACCCATCGAGCGAATTCGCCCTTTGGACTCGGAATGTGAGATCGTTAATTGAAACGTCCCATCCGCTTTCTGGTAGACGGCTGATTTGCCGGTACTAGTAATGCGGGGCATCGACTGAGCGACAGCATTCACTGTGACAACTTGTGGATCAGCAAACATAGTGGTTGACCTCCTGAAGTAAAAGGGAGTTTAGCCTGCTACGACAATTGTTCTTTCCCAAAGAACAACGCTGAGAAGCTAGCAGACAGATAGATTCAAGCAGTAAGCAGAGGTCTAGGAAAACCTAGATATGCCTAAAGCTGCGAGAATCGCTAATTTCTTGGGATTTAAAGAGTCCCAAGAAGTGCCAAACCCGTAGGGACTACCTGCAGCCGAACGTTGTTTTACGTCGACAAGTCGAACGAATTCCAACGTAACACCTCCAGTCTTAAAAGGCAAATATTGTCTAAATATCTGCCTGCGGACTGTATGGTGCATAAGGTACAGGTATTTGCAGACGACTCCATCTTGAAGGTACTCAGTAACGCGATCAATAGATCGACCGATATTGAGCCCCCAATCGATGAGCCATGTCCAAGGTGTTGCTCTCCAGACGTTTGACGGACTAATGCGAGCTCCATACATCGCCATTTGGCGACCCATGGAGTTCCAAGCTGAGTTATACTCAGGATTAGTCAAATCAAATTCAGGTTTGTACCATTTGAACATACCAGATGTGGTAACAAGGGTAGATTTTTCTTCCCAAAGTTCCCATCTAGCAGTTCCGGAACAAAAAAGCTGCTCGTGGATAACTCCGAAGGGTGTAACCCTCCAGCCGTTTCCACTAGCAACTTTCGTTACCTGAATATCGTCAGCGAGGGTCCTCCGATATACTTTCCACTGGTCATTACCATGCGACATTGTCGACATGTATTTGGCCGTGTTCTGATAAGCAGAATAAAACTTCTGCATATCTGAAAGAAACGGAATCCACCCAAACTGGTGGTTAAGAAACGCGTCTGACGCCTTTTTGGGCGCCATACGTGCGGAGATGCCGGAGCCACCCATTGACTTCCATATATCATGGAAAGTCTCTGAGGTCTGCTTCATCATCCGTGGCATATCGCGG